GAAACTCGTGCCGCCACAACCTCTGCCTCCTCATACCCTGCCAATTGCTTTAACCGGGTCATGGCTGAAATCATCCACGGCACTCCTCGGGTCTGGCTAACTCTCTCTTGGTTGTAAACGTGGATTATCTCATTGGCAGGAATACGTTGCCGGTGTTGGTAGCTTGCCGTGTAGTTATCCCCCGGGTGGTTGTCGAGTATGTGATACGCAACCGGTTTCCCAAACTGGTCAACCTCCACACCCATCCTTATCCTGTTGCCGTTTTTTAATTTTAAATTGTGTTCATTATCCAGACGGTCCGCCTCAATGAGTTGCAGGGAAAAGCCGAATGGATTTTTGTAACCCCGGATTATTCTAATGAGAACGTCCCCGTCCCTTATTGCACTTCGCAGGGTCAACCTCTGCAAATCCCTCCAAGTCATTTTGCCCGTGGGTGTGCAGTTGGCAGCCTTGCCCCAACTGTTCCAAGCCTTCTCAATGGCAAAGTTAGCGTAACGGTCCGGGGCATTGGGTTGGTCCATAACTTTCATTTGCAGACCTATCCCATGTGCCCCAAGCACATTATTCTCCATGCCGTCAAGGTAACGGCGGACATAATCGTTGTTACGTTCCAACTCCCGGCAGCGTCCCCGCAATCTAACTAGGTTGCCCCTAATTTCCTCATCTGCCGTGGTGGTGGGGCTTAACCAATCGCTAGTTAATCGGCTAACGTTTGCCCCGTGGAAACTCCGCTTGGCCGGTTGCTTTATGTAACCCAACCGCTTGGCTAATTTGTCAATTACTCCCATGCCTAAAACCTTGCTTTGATTAGCCTACCCGTGCCCCTGCCGTCCTTGGTTTTCCTTAACCCCTCCTCGGCTTTTAGCTTGTCCTCGTAACGTTGCAGAAGGTCCGCCAATTCAGCTATTGGAATCTTGTTAATGGAACGTCCGCCAATGTTGTAACTTTCCACATCACTCCCGGCGCGTCCCTCTAGGACACTCCTAATGGTCTCGACCATAACCCGTGCGTGGGTTCTCTGGTCGGTGGTTGCGGAAGTGGCTTAAGCGTTAAGGTTGGCCTTAATGACCAACTTACCGGAGTCAACTAGATAACGTTCCCCGGACTTGGTAACGTAGGCTTGCCAAGCGTAAACCCCTGCCGTGTAACCGGTGGTTGTGGAAGCGGCAACGGTAACGGAGTAGTCGTTAGTGTTGCTCGTGGCGGATATATCAAACCCGGTCCCGGTGTTGCTTCTAAAAGAGTAAGAGAGGGACCACCCATCCGCCGGGGTGTAGTCCACCACGGTCTTATCAAACTTTAGAGTGTCCCCGGCAATTAACTCGTAAGGCTCAATTGTCGGTGTAGTCGCCGCCATTTAAGGCGAGTCTATTGGGCAATGCGGGTGTTTCAAATTTCCCGCTTGGGGGGTCTGCCCCTTGGGCGACTGCCCGGGCGTGGAGGCTTGCTTGCGTTCGCCTTGCTAGATTGTTTTTTCGCCTCGCTAGTGCGCGAACCCATAAGGCTGCCCACGTTAATTTTGTGGTCCCACTTATGCCCACACTCGGGACATTTAACTTGTTTTTTCACACTTTCAAAACCTTATCTGCCGTCAGCCTTGGAAATCGTCAAGCGGTTTTGGGGAAACGATGAAGCACGCCGTTTCTCCGTCCTTGTCCTTCCCTTTTTCAAAAATGCCATAGTAACAAGATTCACGGGGCGCGACTCCTTCAATTTGGAAAATCAAACTTATGGATTTGGTTTGCTCCAGATTCGTCAGGGTTATGGTGAACTCGTTGCCCTCGCCGTTGTCGTCTGTTGAGTCGCTCAGGTGTTCAGCAATAAGCGCGGGAATATCTTTACGGATTAAACCGGCGTTTACTCCGTCAATAATCTTCACAGAAGCCGGTGTGTGCTGCTTGGCTAGTTTGCCAAAGTCAATAGACTTGGCACAATGTGGGCATTTTTGCGGTTCAGTCATCACGTTTTTTTTATTTCTTTTTGTTTTTTCACACTTTCAAAACCTTATAGAGGGACACGCAGGGAGTTTGCCTTTAATGAGTCCAAACCATCGGAGTAGTCGAAACGCCCCCACAACTCCGCCCCGCTTGGCCTTGCAATAAACTGCTCCGCATGGTTCTCAAAGATATGCCAAGACAAGCAACCACTAAACCCGGGCACATCCTTATGCAACACAAAGGGGTTATATTTCCTGCCCTTACGCATCTCCCACCCGTTAGCCTTTAGGTAGTCCGCAAAGGACTCTTGCGTAAAGAACTGTTTAACGGCACGGACCACCGATTTGTTAAAATAATTTCCCTCGTCGGTCGAGTCTGTCCATTCCCCGTTTCTAAACTTCTTTACTGCCTCCTTCTTTGAGGTTGCGTCCACATAAAAGATTTTCTCATAAACAACATAATCCTCCACGCTCAAGGCGTAAGTCTTTTCTTTTTTCATTGCGCCCCCCTTACCTCCAGCTTTATAGGCTTTTCCGTTTCATCATCCCAAGCATCCACAAACAACTTGCCGCCAATGGAATCGTCTAGGTAAATAACCTTTCCGTTAAAGGTAACATAGGCGGCATTTTCCCCACTCTGTCTTATTTTTATTTTTTTCATTGCACTAATTAAAAAGAAAAGGGTCTGCCGTTGTCATACATGGGGACGCCTTGGCTTTTGCAAATTGCCCTTTCCGCTTGTGCCTCCGCCGCATCAATAGCGGCATAATGCTTTTGGTTGTAATCGTTCGCGCCTCCCGTTTCGGTAACGCTTGTGGTTTCTAGTTTAACCTCTATGTCCCCGGCAGTTTTTAAGACTTCAAACAACGGTTCCTCCTCGGCGTTTGGTGTTTGCCTAACCGGTGGGTCGCATGGGTTTCCATAAGGCTTGTCCTCTATTTTCACCCGGTGGGTTAACTCGACCTTGTAAGTTCTTTTGACGTAATAAGTGGTTTTCATTTTCGTTTGGTTCCTTTCTCTAAAACGCTTGCACCATCTCGCTAGTGGACACAAGCAAGGTGTCCTCCTCATCAAAACAAAATTGCCTTGCCGTCACCTTGCAAGGCTTAACCTCGTAGACCTCACCGGAGGTGTGCTTGTAGCCATGCACATCGTCCACCCAAACGGAAAAAGTCTTGATTGGTTTCTCTGCCGTTGGCCTTAACACCCTAACCACCGTGCCGCAAAAAGAACCCGGCCCACCGTTAGGGTTCACAAACTCAACACCCTTGCCAACTGGTGTGAACAAAGATTTCTGTTGTAGATACAAGCGTTGGTTTCTAGTCGATATGTGAGGTAATCCGTTCATTGTTATTTATTCCTTTTTTGTGTTTCCGGTCCTGCCGGTCCAAGAAACCTAACAGTTAGGTATAAAGAGGGCAACCCCTTTTTTTAACTTTTTTTCACTTTTCCCCTTTCTGCCGTCACAACGTAACAATCCAATGTTTATAGGGGTATCTTCGGAATCCTGCCGTAACAACCTAAACTCCTATGTTACGGATGGAATTTGATTTTAGCCAATGTTTATAGGGTTTGTGACGTTGTTACGGATTCCTATGGGGGGGGGTTGCTTAAACCCGGAAATTGCCCACAAAGCCCCCATTTCTAGCGGGTCTTTGGCGTTGTCGCTTGGGTTCTTTTTCCTCGGGTTCCTCTAGGTTCCGGGCCAATTTCTCAAGGTTGGGGTTAAGAATTACCAAGGCGCAATAGGCATAAATGCGAACGTCTAAAGCCTCGTTTCTGCTCCCGCCGCTTTTCTTTTGCCAAACCCTAGTCTTAACCCCCCGGAGGATTTTGGTAACTGCTTTCTCGCTGGTTAACATCTCAAACCAATACTCATCGTAACCGTTGCCAATACGGAAATGGCAATAACCATAACCCGGGTCCTCAATCTTTAGTCTGCCAAAGATTAACTCCTTTGCCGTGTCGGTTCCGATTGTGTAAAGGCGCACACGCTTAACACTCGTCTTGGTTGGGCGCGAAACTATCGGCTTGCCAAATCCGCCCATGCCTTTAATTGCAAAGATATTCCGAGGCTGCCGGGGGTAAACAAAGTGGTAAACCTCATGCGTCAAAAATCCAGAGTCCACACAACACCCGGCAATGGGGAGGGTCTTGCCGTCTGCCGTTTCAAACCTAGATTGCAAATACTCGTCCAAGTTTTTCCACACTCCCGGGTGGGAGGGTTCCCCGATAAATTGCCGGTACTCAATTCCCCAACTCTCCTCGCCCGGACCCCATGCCACAACCTCACACTCCAGACGGTCCGCTTGAACGTCCACCCCTGCCGTTAGGATAACCGCACCCTCGGGGACCTCGTTATTATAGGTCTCCCGTCTTGCCATGAGGTAGTGTGGTTGCACCTCCTCGTGTACGTCCTCCCATGCCTCCGCCATGAATGTGTTGGTCCAAGTCTTAATCCCTTCCGTGCCCCGCTTCTTGGATTCAAGGAATCCCACAACCGCTTGGTGTAGTCGGTTCTTAAATCCTTTCTTGGCAGGGAACACACTACACAATCCGTTTATGTAATAACCACGCTTGCCGCTAAACTCCTCCCCTGCTCTCCATTCCCCGGCCTTAATCATCTCCACCCGGTCCGGTTCGCCAATGGTCTTGTCGCAATGCTCGCACATATAATGTGCCGCCTCCAAATCATCCTTGTCCCAAAACACTTGCCTCCACTTCATTGTCTGGAACTCCCCGCAATGTGGGCACGGAGACCACCACTCGTTTTGGTCGGTCAAGGAATATTCCAACTCAATCTTGCTCAAACCCTTAATGGTGGGGGTGCTGGTCTTGATTATTATGGCATTGTGGAAAGTGTCGGTCCGCCGCTCGGCAAGACTCAACGGGTCCCCCTCGGTTCCCGCGCTTGCCGGGTAACGGTCCACCTCATCACACAACAACACCCTTATGGGTCTGGCAGCCAAGGAGGCGGGAG